GAACTAAAAGTTATAAACGAAACTCACAAGCAGGAAAGAGTAGAGAAAGAAAGAGCAACTGAAGATTTTAAGGTTGCCGTGGAAGCACTTGATGAAGAGCGAAAACAAGCAGGCGAAAAAGTCAAGAAAGAAGAAAAGAAAAGAATCAAAGAAATTGTTGCTATGCCTGAAAAGGAAAGAGTGTCTGCTCTTGCTGATGAGTTTGGTTTAGAGATTGTTGAGGTTGAAGAATGAGAACTACAGCAATCATTTTACTAATAATTCTTTTACCGGCGATCTGTTTTGCTAATGGTAAAGTAGCAGCAATAAAGAAAGGTCAGAAGGCACCTTTTGATGGTGTCTTATTAGACAAGAAAGCAGAAGCAACCATAACCGCTAAAAGAGAATCAGCAGTTAAGATTTGCGAGATCGATAAGAACTACACGATTAAAAAATTAAAATCAGAGTGCGACTTCAATAAAAGAATCCTAACAATAGAAAAAGATTCAGATAAGAAAAAGCACGATGCTCTAATGAATCTCAAAAATGCCGAAGTCAAAAGATTAGAGATTGCCCTTAAAAATTCACAAAAACCAGATTATACTAAGCTATGGTTTGTTGGCGGTTTTATAGCCGGTGTTGGAATGTCCATCGGAATCTTTTATGCCGCCGCACAGGCGAGTAAATGAATAAAAAAGATTTAAATTATATCGCTGGATTAGAGAAGGCAATAAAAAAAAAGTACGGTGACGAAGCAGTTCAGAATCCAGCTTCTCACTGGACATCAGAAAAAGAGAAAGAATATCTTAAACAACTTAAATCTGTAGTTGAAAAGACTGACTCAAATAAGGTTGAGACAGAAAGCGGATTTTTATTAGAAGAAAAACTAATTAATATTAGTAAAGTAGAAACTTGTGATAAGTGTGAAAGCAAAATCACGACTTTAAATGATAAAATTTATTTTAGTAAGTTAAGTGTCTGTGAAAAATGTTATATACTATACCACGAGGGTCGTTAAAGAGGAACTTTTATTATGGCAAGCATTTATGATATAGCAATGGCAATCTCAAACGTAATGAGTCAAAAGGGCTACGATGGGTCCGGCGCTAAAATCGGATTGAAGAGAGAAGAGGGTGATCCCATCTTGGATTCTAGAATAATGGATGGCTTTTCAGCCAGAGTCCACGGTAATCAGTTGATCGTAAATTACCACTCAATGATGACACCAAAGGATTTTCATTCAAAAAGAGACCCAGCCGCTGCTGTAAAACAGAACTTAAAAGAAATGTTTGACAATATTGAGAAGTTTCTCAAGGCGGAAGTTTCAAAGCTAAATGTTGGTAGATTGAGATTAGCTCAAGTTGGCGAAGATGATGCTATAATTCAGTATCTCAATAGAAGCAGATATAACTGCGTAGCCAAGAGAGTTTACAATATTCTAGGGACAGAGGCTGAAGGCGTAGCTAGTGAAGAACAACGTAAACACAAAGAAGACGCAATCAGATCATTTATCAAAGAAAATTCAATCTTTAACATTGATAACAAACTTAATAAATTAAGAAATGTTTAATGGGTCACAAATTAACAAAAGCTCAACTAAAGCGTGAACTGCTAAAATGCGGTCGTGATCCCGTTTATTTTATTAATAATTATATAAAAGTAGCCCACCCAATGAAGGGTTTAATCCCATTTAATCTTTACCCATTCCAAGAAAAGTGTGTTGAAGATTTTAACGATCACCGATTTAATATTATTCTGAAAGCCCGACAGTTGGGTCTTTCAACAACATCAGCAGCATATATTACATGGCTACTCTTATTTCATAGAAATAAAAACGTTGTGGTAATGGCGACCAAGCTAGCAACTGCTTCTAACTTAGTTAAGAAAGTTAAGTTAGCAATGAAATCATTGCCAGAATGGATGATAATTTCAAAGATTACAATAGATAATAGAAACTCATTTGAATTAGACAATGGTTCTCAAGTAAAGGCTATCTCAACATCAGGTGACGCTGGTCGTTCAGAAGCGCTTTCTTTACTTGTTATTGACGAGGCAGCGATCATTGAGGGACTAGATTACCTTTGGGCTGGTTTGTACCCCACACTATCAACTGGTGGAGATTGTATTATTCTTTCAACCCCAAAAGGCGTTGGTAACATGTTCCATAAGCTTTACACTGAAGCAGAGCAGGAGCTAAACGACTTCAACCCAATTAAATTACCTTGGGATGTACATCCTGAGCGCGATCAAGCTTGGTTTGAAAAAGAAACCCGCAACATGAAGAAGACAGACATAGCTCAAGAGCTTCTTTGTAACTTTAATATGTCAGGTGCAACTCTTGTAGATGGCGAAGATTTAGAAAAAATATTTAAAATGTGTTCTAAACCAAGATACAAGACGGGATATGACAGAAACTTTTGGATTTGGGAACAATATCAAGCAGGCGGCTCTTATTTCTTAGTAGCAGACCCAGCTAGAGGCGATGGCGCTGATTATTCCGCTATACACATTTTCGATTCTAAAACAATGAATCAGGCAGCAGAGTATCAAGGTAAATTACCTCTTGACATGTTTGCCAGCTTGATTATGGACATTTCAAAAGAATATGGAAATTGCCTAACAATTGTAGAGAACAACTCAATTGGTCTTTCGGTCATTACAAAATTACAAGAAATGGGGCACCCCAATCTTTATTGGAGCAGAAAGTCTACTTACGAACAAGTGGATAGGCTTTTAGCAGAGGAACAAGTTGGAGTTGTCTGTGGTTTTACTAATACGATGAAAACAAGACCTCTAATCATTGCAAAGCTAGAAGAGTTTATTAGAAATGATGTAATCAAAATCAATTCTCTTCGTTTAGCAAATGAATTAAAAACTTTTATTTGGAAAGACGGTAAAGCTCAAGCCATGAGGACATATAACGATGACTTAGTGATGGCTTGTGCGATTGGTTGTTGGATTAGAGATACAGCCCTTGTAACGAATACAAGAGAGACACAGTATAGTCAAGCAATGCTTGCATCCTTCAGTACAAAGAGGTCTACACTAAATACTAGCATAGCTGGCATGAAAAATGTTGAACAAAAAGTAATTATAAAGAATAAAAACGAGAAAGTAATTAATTTACCTTTCTTTATAGGTTAAAAATAAATGGCACAGAATAATAGAAATCCTAAAAATAATCAGTCTGAATTGTTTAAAAGACTAACAAGGCTTTTCTCTGGTCCTATTGTAAATTATAGACAGCAGAATATCCGCAAAGATAGAAGAAAAAGACTTGATAAATACGCTAGTACGTTTAGAACAGCTAGCGGTCAAGACTTTAAAAAGAAAAGTTACAATCCGTATGATACTTTAATGTCTGATGTGGTTAAAAATATCAGTAGATCAGAAAGATATGCTGATTTTGACCAAATGGAATATACTCCAGAACTAGCCACCTCATTAGACATTTACGCAGATGAGATTACATACCATGATGGCTTTCAAAGACTATTAAAGATTAATTGTACTAACCAAGAGATTAAAGAAATCCTTCATAGCCTTTACTATGATATTTTAAATATTGAATTTAACCTCTTTGGCTATGCTCGTAGCATGTGCAAGTATGGTGATTTTTATCTTTACTTAGACATCGATGATTCTGTAGGTATTAAGTCCGTTATTGGATTGCCCCCACAAGAGGTCGAAAGACTTGAGGGAGAAGATAAGTCAAATCCAAATTATATTCAGTACCAATGGAACAGCGGTGGTTTAACATTTGAGAACTGGCAGGTAGCCCACTTTAGAATTTTAGGCAATGATAAGTTTGCTCCTTATGGAACATCAGTCTTAGATCCTGCCCGTCGTATTTGGCGTCAGCTAACTATGATGGAAGATGCGATGATGGCTTACAGAATTGTAAGAGCGCCAGATCGCAGAGCTTTTTATGTTGATGTTGGTGGCGTACCACCAGAAGACGTAGAACAGTTCATGCAGAAGGTCATGACTCAAATGAAGCGTCACCAAGTGGTAGATTCTAACTCAGGTCGAGTTGACTTACGTTATAATCCAGCTTCAATCGAAGAAGATTACTACATCCCAGTAAGAGGAGGCACATCCGGCACAAAAATTGAAAATGTCGGCGGTCAAGCAAGAACTAATGATATTGAAGATGTTAAATATTTAAGAGATAAGATGCTTTCTTCTATTAAAGTTCCACCATCATATGTAGTGAGAGACTCTGCTGCTGGTGGGACAGAAGACAAGAGCACCCTAGCTCAAAAAGACATTCGTTTTGCAAGAACGATCCAAAGAATTCAACGTTCTTTAGTAAGTGAATTAGAGAAACTAGGTATTGTTCACCTTTACACTTTAGGTTACAGAGGCGAAGATCTTCTTTCTTTTACCCTTAATTTAACTAACCCTTCTAAGATTGCTCAATTGCAAGAAATGGAGAACATGAGGGTTAAATTTGAAATTGCAAACAGCGCAGTACAAAGCATATTCAGTACAAGATGGGTGAGTGAAAACGTTTTTGGTATTTCTGAAGAAGAATATATTAGAAACCAAAGAGAAAAATTCTATGATAAGAAAGTTGAGGCTGCATCAGCTAAGATTGCCCAAGCTACAGTAGAAACTGGAGCAGAGGCTGGTGCCTTTGGCGGCGGTTTTGGTCTCGGAGGCGGCTTAGAAGGTCTTGGTGGTGAAGCTGAGGCAGGTTTAGAAGCAACTCCAGAGTTGGGGGCAGAACCCACGCCAGCA